TGTCTGTACTGGTTGTGGAAGTAAAGCAAAACGAATAAAGAAGAAAACTAAAAAATAAGGAGATATTATGGAATTATTAACATCAAATTGGGAATATGTATTATTAGCAGTTTATGTAATTGAAAAGGTAGTAAAGTTAAGTCCTTCTAAAAAAGATGACGTTATTTTTGATATGATTATAAAGCCTATTGTTGAAAAAATAAAAGGCAAGTAATGCCAAGAGCTCGTCTCCCTCAAATACAATCTATTGATGCAGGTTCATTTGAACCTAGTAGAAAAAATCCAATTACCCTAAGAAAGGATGAGGGTTTAGAAGATTTTTTTAAACCAATCCAAATAGGTGGTAAAAATACAGCATTGGAACTTTCAAATAACTCCATAAGGGTTTCAGGAAATTTATTAGCAGACAGGATTGAGGGAGATGTTAATATAAATAATGGAAATCTTAATATTGATGAAGGATTTAGATTGAGGTTTGACTCTGAGAGTGAAGTGGCAGGACTTCAATCAGGAAACTCATCCATCCACGTTGAAAATGATGAAATGCACTTTACTGTAGGAGGTGTAACTCTTTTAAAATTAAAAGAAAATTTAGGACTAGGAACTGCAGATGATGACCAAATCACTACATTTGGCTCTCATATATCTCTTGACGAAGGGTTTAAATTGTATTTTGAAGGAATGGATAGTGATAGTTATTTAACAAGAACAACAGATGATGTTTTTGAGTTCTATGGCGATAATGTAAAATTACTTTCAATAAAAGATGATGGAGATGTAGTTATAGAAGCAGGAAAGCTAATTCTTGAAAATGGCGAGTACATAAGTAATGCTACAGATAGCTCAATAATATTTTCTACAAATCTAAATGCTGAAATGGCTAGGATAGATACTGTTGGTATAGATTTGCCTGCTTTAAGGTATTTAACATTTGACGGTAGTGGTGGTCATACAAATATAAGAGAAAGTGCTGATGACGTATTAACTTTTACTGTAGGAAATATAAGTTTATTTGAAATGAGAAATCTTTCAGATGTTGCTTATGCAGGTGTGGACTCAGGTGGAAGAATTACTTTTGATATGGGTACTTTACATACCTACATAACTGAGTCTTCTAATGATGTGCTAGATATATATGTGGGTGGCGATAAAATTCTTTCTATTGATGAAAGCGTAGATTCAGGAGTTACAAGTTTAATAGGAACTTTAAAGATAGCAGAACAGGCTAGTGCAAGTGCAGATACAA